TTTTTGTACTCGCCCTTGTAGTTTCGACTAGCAGATTTTGCCACGAGTCTTACCACGCTGTGCAATGCCGTCACGCTTCTTTTTAACAGCTCCACCTTTATACATGGGCGTCATGCCCTGCATTTGATTTGCTGCCATCCCTGCGCCAGCCTGCGGAGCGTCAGGCGTTGCAGCAGGCGACTTGCTCTTTTTTTTCGTTGCCTTTGCCAAAGCGCCAAGAACACCGCCACCAGTGAGCAGGTCGTGCGGGAGGCCCTTGCCTTTCATGAGGCTGTACGCAGGAGACAGGTTCGCTAGCATATCCCCGCCACCCTTCATTTTTTTAGCTTTTTTCATCTTGTTACCTTTCAACTGACTACCCATAGTAGCCCTAGATATAGTCATTTCATCCACCCAACAAACAAATGGGCCACAGCACCAACAGCGCCGCCTAAAGCCATTATCACCCAGAAAGCCCCCTTCCATCTATTGGCCTGAGCCTTTAGATCAGAGACCTCTTCATGAACGTGCCTAACCTCACTAGAAAGAGTCTTTATGCGCTCTTCAAGCCTAGCAAGTGTAACTTCAACCGCTTCAGTCATTAACACTTCCACCTTTTACGGGCTTGCCTTAGACGACTATTAGGATTGGCTGCTGCTTTAGGAAACTTCTTCATCTGACCAGCAGAACGCGCACAGAACGACTTACGCCGCTTCGCTGCCGCGCTACCCTTCTTTACAGTCCCTGTGACTGCCGTCTTTAGCTTGCTGCCGGGGTTTGCCTTGCGATAGGCGGCAACGCCCTTCTTGGTCATCCCCGCGCCCTTTTTGGTGGCGCGAAAATTACCAGACTTTACAGACGTTTTGATGGGCGTTTCTTTTTTACGCGGCACTCAAACCTCCTATTTATAAAAGAAGGTCGCGCTGGTCATGTTTGTGTATGTCGCGTGAATATCTGTTTCAAAAAGGACGCCCTCATCTGGGATCATAAGATCTCCAGTTGTCGTTGAGTGGAAGTCTAAAGTCATAATGACTGCGCCAGATGCGCCTCCATCTCTGAGGACAATCTTTCCTGTTGAGCCTGCTGAGTGGTAATGAATGCCACACAGGCGCCTGCGACCACCAGCAACCGTTCCGGTCGCGGTAACATAACTTACATTTACATCAGAACCTGACATGAGAGCCTCCTATTAAGCAGAGGCTACCGCGCCAGTGTCTACACGAATCCAGTTAGTGCCATCAGAGAATACTAGGTTGCCTGTTCCGGCAGCCGCGCCTTCAGCCGCTTTACGGGCGTCAGAGCAGAAGATGATACGGCCTGTGTTAGCTGTAGCTGTGGGAAGATCGGCAAATGCGATGCCAGTAGATGTGAAGCCGTTGTTAGAAATAATCGGCCCCGAAAAGGTAGTGTTAGCCATGAGGAACTCCTTGTCTTGGCAAATGTCAGCCACACCATGTGACTGTCAAGGTTCTTATGAATTATAGCAAAAAAAAGGGCGCCCCGAAAGACGCCCTCTTAAAAGTTTGTACCCTAGTACGATTAGGCTCCGGGGGAACCGTAAACGCCGAGCGGGTCAGAAACGCCGAAGCTGTAACGCTCACGAGCCTTGTAGCGGACGTTGCCTGTGTCAAAGTCACCATCCATTGATGTTGACATTGCTGTACGGACAAAGTGCTTCATGCCGTTTGGAACATCGGTTGTCAGGAAGAATGCATCGTTGTCAGTCAAGTAGTGATTGACACGATAGCCCTGAGCGATTGAACCATTTGAGCGCAGTGCGTTGATGTCGTTATCGGCTGTGCCGACACGCAGGTCTGTCTGAAGCAGACGTGTTGCAACGAACATCAATGCTGGTGGAACGATGAGCTTCTGTGGGCGAGCAGCGATCAACAGGCCACGCTCGTCAACGAAAGCAGCAATGTTGATGACCGCATCTTCCAATGAAGTCTCGTTCAGGTCAGCGTTAACCGCAGGACGGTTAGCGTTGTTGCCACCTTGCACGGTTGGGTGAGCTGTGTTGAACAGAGTAACGCCATCGCCAGACTGGAAAGTGGTGAAACCATTGTTCAACAAAGAAGCTGCTTTGACTTGCTTTGTGTAAGCCATAGCGCGGGCGAGAGCCTTTGTGTAACGTGCTGAGAGCGCGTCATACAAATTATCTTCCATTGCTTCTTCGGTTACAGAGAAGCCCATTGCCACTGTTTCGTGGTTGTAACGGGCTGTGAAGGACTCTTGCGCGTTGTCGTAAGAAATCGCTGAACCTTCAGGCTTAACCGGAGCGGCACCAAAGCCGGACAGTTTGACCTCTTCCTCAAAGCTACGCTCTGAGTTCTCGGTATCGTAGATTTCTGCATGCTCGTTTTCGTACTTGTCGTACTCCATGCCGAACAATGCATTAAGACCCGGCAGTAGTTCCTTCAGGAGTTGTGCGCGTGAAATAGCCATCAGTTACACTCCTTTAGGCTGCGCCAGCAGCTGCGGTGAGCTGATGGTAGTTGAACTTACAAACCAGAATTGGGTAAGCTGAACCCTTCTCATCGCCTTCATGGCCGCCCAGATAATCAATTACCTTGATTGGGTCTGTTGCGGTTACATCAAGCTCTGAGATGTCCAAAGCTACACGGCTGATCTTGAGATCAGTGTTTGGTGCAGTTTGTACCAGAGTACAGTTCTTGCCGTAGATGTCACCAACGTTAGCTGGCGCACCATCTGCTTGGATTGCAAACAGAGTATTCGGGTCATCTACTACAAACGCCATTGCATCAGATGCAACGGTGCCTGAAGGCCAAAGCTGAGAGAAAACTTTCTGCTTTGTGTTGGGATCGGTGTATGAACACCCAATAAATACCCCTACGATATCAATCGCAGATGTACCTACTGCGGACTGCTTTTCAATTGTGGTGGCTGTACCACCGTCAACAAGGTGAACAATATCGCCAGTTGCGATGTTGACACCATATGCAGATTCGATTGGAAACTGGCGGAAAACTTCCTGTGAGCCATTATCCAAGCGACCAATTGGGCGCAGACCGAAGGGAGCGGCTACTGAAGACATAATCATCTCTCCTTCTAAAAAGCCATTGTAAAAACGGTAAGCGCCAAAAGTTATATGTAACTTTCGTTACTTACCAAACGATGTTTTCGTAGACCGTTCTGGATTTAGAACCGGCATACGAGGATCTGATTGACGTAGATAGTTGTTATCCACTGAATCAATCTGTTGCGCGTTCATCTCATCGTGAGCTTCACGGCGAGATTCCACATATTCGGTTGAGTTCTCGCAAAGTAGCAATCCTCCAACCTCAACATTACCTTGAAATCGAGAGTCGATATCAGGCAACACTTGTAATTCAGGATGATCCTCTGCCTTAACTGGCGTCCAACCCTCACGAAATTTAGACGAAACATTGGTGTTATCTGCGTTACCCAAAGTTGATGTGCGAATCCAGCGGTATTCAACACCATTGCGTGGTTCGGGGGTAGGCAGCATGCCCGGTCTTTGCCATGTTTTTTTGCGAGCTGTTACTTCACGAGACTCGCCTGAGCGTGGGGTTCTATTAGACATTAGATGACTCCTTCAAGAGTTGCGCCGCATATTGTTCTGCCGAAAGGCCAAGGCGCTTGGCGAGAGCGACTTGTGTTGAGGTTAATTGCACTCTGCGTGGTTTTTTTGCACTCCGACCAGCGGGGGCAACCACGGAACCAGCTTGACGAACAGGTGCAGCCTCAACTTGCTGCTCGCCAAACTTGTCTGGAAACCGTTGACGCATAGACTCGTCAATACGGTTATAATACTCATCTGCCTGTGATTGTGGATTGACGCCCTGCTTTACCAGAGACTCATGCACACCAAAGGCATATCCTGTCATTTCAGAGTCATTGCCGAACCATTCGTTCTGTGCTGCCCACGCCTTTGTCTTTGCGTCTGGCTCTGGAACCTTTGGCTTTTGCTGCAACTGAACAGGCTGTTCCTGAGCTTGTTGCGGCTTTGGCTTATATGACTCAACCCTAAATTTTTCATTTTGCAGGCTGTTAAGCTTTTCTTGTGCTTCAATTAGCTTATCCGGATCACCTGTCTCATAGGCTTCCTTATAAGCTGACTTTGCACGTTCAAGCTCAGCTTCAACACGGCCTTTTGCCTGCTGTACCAGAACACCTTCACCCTCTTCGAGAGTTTTGCGTAGCTTCTGGTTCTCCTCATAAACCTTGCGAGCGTAATCTACTGCCTCATCCTGAAGCCTTGCAGCCTCTTCTTTTCGGCGGCGCTCCTCATGATATTCAAACTTTAGCTGCTTAATGCGCTTCTGCACAT